TACGTTGCTGTTATATTTTTATCTTGCTTAATGTCAGTTAAGTTCTTGCCGTACTCGATCGTTACGCCCGTGTCTGAGCCTCTATGTGAGTGTAGCTTTATAACGTAATTATCAAACTCGTACTCGCCGCCCCATATATCAAGCACCGAGCCTTGTTGACCCCCGAGGGCAGCTCTGATTGAACACGGCTCGGAAAGGTCAATAGTATTGAGCGTCGCTATATCGCTTAATGCTTTAAACTTGCTCTCGAAAGCACCGTCAGATATAGCTTTTGTGATAGCCATTTGAGCGGTAGCCGATTTAAGCTTAAGCTCTGCAATCGGTATGCCGTTGAGATCGTAGCTTATATGCTCTGCTTTAATTGATACAATGCCGTTAAGTGGCTTTGAGCAACTATATATACGGAACAACTGAGGGTCGCTTGTGTCATTAGCCTTACATTTGATGATGTTGCCCTCGTTTATGTACGCATATATATTGCCCGTTATAGGATAGCTGATTGACAGCTCATACGAGCCGTTTCTTTCTTCGGTGACTTCGCACGATATAACGTCGGTAAGAAAACCTATGCCGTTTCTTGTGAAATTTTCCTCTGATTTATCATATAAAATAGGTATCATAACGTACACCACCTTGGCACGATTTCGGCTTTTGTTACTGAGCCAGTAAAGCTTATAGCGTTAGTACCTGGAGAAAGTATCGGGAAACCGTCACCGCTCATTACGTTGTTTTGCAAACTATGACCCTTGTATGCGTTCATTGTTTCGCTGTCTATTTCGATGTAGTCGGACACATTTTCAAAGGTGAATGTGTCTGAGTTTATATGCAATGAAATATTACCGCTGCCGTATATCTTGATATATGGCTTTGCGGCGAGCATTTCCGCATTTTCTAGCGTTGCGCCGCCGCTTGGTATTTCGACAGCAGTTTGACCCTCGAATGAATAGCGATACGGCTTGCAGTTAAAACTTATAGAACATTCTCCGTAATTTCGTAGCTCCTCTTTAATGTCTACACCACCGCTATATGCGCCATATCTAAAATATCTTACATCGTAGCTATCCCAAAGCTGAGCGTACCTGCTATCAGAGAGCAGCCAGTTCTTGACCTCACTCACGAGCTCGTCAAAGCCCCTTGCGTCACGCTTAACCAAACATAGTTCATAGGGGATTGTTACATTAAGATAGCGACCGTTGTCTTGAATAAGGTCGCCGTTTCGTCCTGGAACACTTGTAAACGTCACATCTCTTGCAGGCGCATTGTATGAGCCTTTGCTTTTGATTATTAAGTTAAAATCAAGGGAGCTCTTTCCCTTGAAATATAAAAACGGTAATTTTACACTCAACCGAAAACAGCTCCCTTTCTTTTAATTATTTCTTCTATTTGTTGTAGGATATACTCTATAAATTCGTCTATATCCTTTTCTGTCTTATTCTCGATGTTCTCAATATTGACAGAAACATTAACATTTACTTGCGGTTTACTTTCTGTTTGAGCGGTAGAGCTTTTCCGCTCCTGGTATTCTTCACGCTCTGAGGCTGTGAGTACCTGTTCGCCCTTGTGCAGCAGCGCAGGGTATTCATCATACGGCACATAGTCAAGACCTATTCGCAGCCTTGATATATTAGGAATATTAAGGCTATATCCACCGACACCCGGCACCCAGTCGGGTATCTCTAGCGAGTTGATACCATTTATAAAGCCGTTTATACCGTCTATGATCCAGTTTATCGGAGCTTTGAAGAGTTCTCCAATACCCGAAAAAATGTTGCCGAATATGTCTACAATGTTTTGCCATGCACCACGCCAATTTCCAGTAAAAACATTCTTGACGAAATCAATAATGCTATTAAAAATCTCCTTGGCACTATTGAATACTGTTTTAATACTTTCAAATGCGCCCTTAAATCGGTCACTGATAGTGCTTGATACCGCTTTGAAAGCCGCCTCAAGAGGAGGTAATAGTGCCTCGAACAAATACTTGATAACGTCCATAAGCGGCGGCAACAAGCTTTCAAGAAGCGTTGTGATCGGTTCAAGGATAGTTACGAGCAAGTCAAGCAACGGCTGCAATGCAGGCAGTAACGTGTTAAGTAAGTCGATAAGTACAGGCAGTATAGCGTTTATTATCTCTGTAACAAGCGGCAATACTGAGTTTATAAGCTCTATCAGTACGGGCAATATATTGTCTACCACCGATTGAATAAACGGCATAAGAGCGTCAAATAACTGCAATAATACAGGCAATATAGCCTCTATAATCTGCATTGCAAGCGGCAATATAGCGTTAATGAGCTCAATCAACAGCGGCATTACTGTGTCTACAATTTGAACTAATATCGGCAAGAGTGACTGCGCAACTTGTAGAATTACAGGCAGAATTGTTTCAACTATTTGTATTGCTGTCGGCAGAATAGCTTGTAAAAGCTCTATAAGTACCGGCAGTATAGTTTCAAGTATCTGCATGAATATCGGTATAACGTCCGTTATCAGCGATACCACCGACGGCAGGACAGTTTGTGCAACTTCAAGCAATGGTGGCACAAGCTGTTGAATGAACGTTACGAAAACAGGCAGAACGGCTTGTATAATGCTTTGTAGTGGAGGCAATAGCGTTTGTATCGCAGTTAATAGAATCGGAAAGATTGTTTTCGCCAGTTCAAATAAGGGCGGTATAGCACTATCAAATACTTCTGTAACAACAGGAACAAGCTGTTCTACGAGAGATTGTACCTTCGGCAAGCCCGCTATAAGCATATCGGCGAATTTCTGTATTATAGGAATTGCCGCCGCTCCTATTTGATTTTTAAACCCGTTGAGTGCGTCTTTAACGTTAGCTATGGTATCACCGAGCTTAACACCCGCCTTAACTGTATCTTCGGACATTACTATGCCTAAATCGTCGGCTTCTTGTTTTAAGTCCTTAATACCGTCTGAGCCTGCATTAAGCAGAGGCAGCATTTCCGTGTACGTTTTGCCTAGTAGGTCATTTCCGATAGCGTTTCGCTCTGCGCCCTCTTCCATATCAGCTAATGCCGCTGTTATGGCGTCGAATTGCTGCTCTGTTGTCATTCCGTTAAGGTCGTCAAGAGACAGTCCTAGACGTTCTAATGCAGTCTGAGCAGTAGCCGAGCCTTGATTAGCGCTATCTATGGTATCAGTCATTTTCTTGATACCATTTTTGAAACTATCTACACTAGCACCGCTTTGATCGGCTGCGTGTTTCCACCTTTGCAGTTCTTCTCGGTTTATCCCTGTTCTTTCTGAGAGCTTGTCTATGTAGTCCGCCTGTTCGGCTGTTGACATAGCCATTTTATAAGCTGAACCGCCGAGAGCCGTTGCTCCTGCGATAGTTGCCGTTCCCATTGTGACAGCGGCCTTGCCGATCGTTCCGAATGCCTTTCCGATTTTTGACCCTGCACTCTCACCTTTTTGTGTTGTCTTGTCTATTTCTTCGTTAGCTTTCTTGTTGTCAATGAAGATTTCACCGAAAAGAGAGAATATGCTTGCCACGCTGATTAACGCCCCCTGTCTGCCTCGATTATCGGCATAAACTCGTCTATGATCTCTTGCCCTGTTTTCTTATGTGTTGAGGGCTCGGGTGCGTATTGGCGTCGCTCCGTGCGTTCTGCACCTATTGTTTTATTCAAAAATTCTTGATAGCTTATAGGACTATCAGCGCCTTTAAGCTTACTTACTGCGTCATTGGCTAGCCACAACGGAAACAACCTTTTTTCTATGTCTGCTTTCGCCGCCTGTTCCTCTTTACGCCGAGCGGCTGCTATAAGGCTTTCAAGCTCTGAGAGCGGTAAGTCTGCTATTAGGTCAAAGCAATAATACTTATTGAGCAGTATTAGTGTCTCAGCTCTACTTTCTTTCGTAGAGCGGAGCTGAAAAAATTCAGAACGCCGCTATCACCTATAAGCTCTTTGATTACCTCGATAGCGTCAAGCTTTTCAGCTTCTTCGACGCTTACGCCCTTATAAGCCGCTACGAACTCAGCGAGAAAATCTGATACACTGTCGAGCTGAGGCAGTATTGCGGCGAACATTTCTGCACCTACTATAGCTGCCTTTTCTTTTGTGAGCTGTTTCATAGCCTCGTCCGGGGACTTAGCCTCTGCGAATATATCAAGGTTCTTAAGCTTGTCGATAACAGGCTTAATGTCGAGCTTAGCTGTGATTTTGAGCAAAATTGCCATTGACTTTATATTGAGCATTGTTTATTCCTCCGTTCTTATGCGTGCGAGGCTTCGGCTGCTTTGCGCATTGTGAACTCGCTTACGTCTGTTATCTGCCAGAGATCGCCGTCAAGATCGTCAACGGTGTAGTGCGCCGCAAATTCGAGCGCAAGCTCACCCTCGGCTTTCTGAACTGCCTTTGCCGATATGCCACCCTCGTGCATAGCGTTATACACCACAATTTTCTTATACTCGCCGTCAAGAGTGCGACAGAACATCGTTACATTTTTGAGATAGTCGCTGCTTTCGGGTACGCCCATTTTCGGATTTTTTATTGTTTTGCCGTCACCCTCAATTCGTGCGAATGGCATAGCTAGCTTTAAGTTCTCCTGTGACATACAGATAGTAGTCACTTTAAGGCTAGCCGCCTGTTCTTCGATAGGCTGTAAGCCTGCTGTCTTGCCGTTTCTGCCGTCAAACTCAATATCTCTGAGAGTTGCCGTCGCCGTGAACTCACCGCCGCCACGACACGGCGCAAGCGGTCTTTCAGTGGTTTCGCCGTAGTCAAGGACTATAACGCCCTCGTCGATCTGTATTTTTTCGATTTCTTTTTTTGTGAGGTTTTTCACTATTGACATTTAGTCGCCCTCCTTATTGTAATAAAATACTCTTGCCGTCCATTCTTGGCGGCGATGATTAATGTCAAACTCCGCCTCTTGCAGCGGCGTTTCTTTTTCAAAGTTTAAATGCCCGCTTAGTTGCGGCGCTTTGATAATTGACTTATTAAGCATATTTCGCAAGTTATCACACACGTCGATTATATCTTCTCCATTGTCAAAGAGCTTATCGTTTCCGTACACATCGACATAAAAGGCTATGAGTTCTGCGTCCTCGTCTGTGATACCTGTTCGTATAGGCGAATTGATTACGCAGTATATAGGCTCGTTGTCTTGTGCGGCGTCCTCAAAGTATGCGGGTATGATCTCATTGAACATACCGACTATGCTCGTAAATAAGCTTTTTGACAACACCGACATTTAGTCGTCCTCCTCATAGTCTTTATCGTCGATTTTTGATTTTGCTTTTTCGATTTCTTCC